CTAACAGTTACGTTAAGGAAAGTACATGCCGTATTGGTTGTAGCACCTCTAGCAGTTACAGTAGCAAGTGTATCTGTTTCAGAGAAAGAAGTTAAGTAATTAGGTGTCCAATTTTCCCACTGAGACCCATTGTATTTTAAAAGTTGCCCCGAACTTGGTGTAGACAAAGTAACATCAGTATGTCCACCAACAGAACCAAGTGATGTTAGATAAGATGGAGTAAAATTAATCCAATTGGTGCCATTGTATTGTAATAATTGTCCATTAGCAGGACCAGAGAGCAAAACATCACTGAGTTCATTAATAGGTGATGTCGTAAGGTCCGTTAGATACCCCGCTTGACCATGATCTCCCCAAGTATATGCTGTATTCCAGTTTGAAACCAACTGAGTTGTTACACCAGCAGCTGCAGATGCCAAGAAGATAGGATCAGTTTCAGTATATGATGTAAGGTAACCTGCAGATGCATGATTACCCCAACCATAAGCATTGTTCCAGTTAGTGACTTGCTGTGCTGTAATTCCAAAAGCAACAGAAGCAGTAAATACTGGGTCAGTTTCTGTATATGATGTAAGGTAACCAGCACTAGCGTGATTACCCCAACCATATGCAGCATCCCAGTTAGTAATTTTCTGAGAGGTAACTTGATATGCTGGGTGTGCTAAGAAAATAGGATCAGTTTCTGTATACGATGTCAAATATGCAGAAAGATCTGGTGGAGTAAACGTAAACTCACCATTAGCAGCATTATATGTAAGAGTAGATCCACCAGGAGCAGTTAAAGTTACACTAGGTTGTGGTGGAACAACTGGTTTGTTGAGAATTCTAGCAACACCACTAGTCGCATTCCAATCTGCTGGAACTTGTGCTGCAGGAATAGTGGGTTTATTACTAAGATTATTATAATCTCCATTGAATGGAGTAGTCCAAGAAATAGAAGTTCCAGTAGAAGTTAGAACCTGTCCAGAAGATCCAGATACACCTGCTGCTTGGATTGGTTTACCAGCGGGGACATTGAGACCTTCCTTAATCTCAATGGGAGCATTATCCCCATAATTAGCGATCTGGTTCGCAAGTAACTTTGACATACTTCTAGTCCTGAAGACAGTTTTTTTAGCTAAAAGTATTTATTAAAGCGGATGATCGGACTTGAACCGACGACATCTAACTTGGAAGGATAGCGTTCTACCACTGAACTACATCCGCAAAAAAGGGGGAGGTCAATCCCCAAGGCACATGCACGCCACTTGTTTTAGTTTAGATGCAAAACAAGAAATCATCCACACGGAAGGGGTCAATTTGGATCCACCACTTATTCTTTGACTGGAAATAAGAAACCAGGCGGGAGAGATATCCCATCCGCACCAGGGTAAGTTTAATGTCATTCCAAGACACAGGGGTCAAAAGACCATCCCGACCAGAGCAAGTTTTAAGTCATTTCGGGACTAGTCAGGACGGTACTCCTGACTCTTGTAATCACTAAAAGAAATTACATCTTCACCAAAAGCACCACCAATATTGGTTGGTCCTGCAGCGAATGTAATATCATCTAGTGCATCTAGATCACCACCAACACGGTCGTTCTTTAGATAGTCAGATGACAAAGTGAAACTAAAGTTAGGATCAATGTTGATCTTTTCACTGACCTTTCGGTTTAGGTCAGATACCTTTTGATACTCAGTGAAGAGTTCAGAGAGAAACTCTTCATCGCCCTCAGCAAGAGCGTTAATCAATGCTTGACGTAGTGCTTCTTCAGCAGCTTGGACTTGTGATTTTACGCTCATAGTAACCTCAGTTGTATTTACGGTAGGCACCGACCTCAGGATCGGGGTCTAACCACTTGGTGTATTCAAAGTCCTCAATGACATAATCTAGTTGAATAGCATTGTCAAGGAGGTACATATCAGCATAACGCTTAGTCCAGTCGTTGTACTTCTGGATGCGATAGTCTGGCATACCGTTGATCTCTAGCGTACCGCACTGGACGTAACGGTAAGGATAGCGTTCAAGGATGACTTCGGGTTTCATAGGATGAAAGTGGTGATTGCTGCGTATGCAATAAGTATAGCACACAATCGGGAAAGGACAACGTAGTATTTTTTGATTGGTGTCCCAAAATACTGCTGTCCGATCATGAGACACTTGTGTGCGGGTGAGATCAGGTAACCAGAATACTCAGTGCAGAGGAACCACACGAGATACTGAGGACCGAAGATCGATACTAGCACAGAAGTCATACCAGCATACTTGCCAGATGAT